AACGAAACTTAGCAGTCGAACATTACCTGCAATTAATTTTTAATATTTTCCCCTTCCCTTTTCGGTTTTTCAAACCGATTTGGATTAAGTCTCGTAATTCTCTGTCGAATACACCTTCGTTATTTTTATCTGCGCTTTTTTGAATGTCCGATTTCATCGTGTCAGTCATTCGTGTCATTTTGGGCTTTAGGTTTTCTTTAGTCATAATCGTTATTTATTATTATCCATTCAGGCTTTTTGTTGTTTGCCATATTTTTGTAGTCAGTCAATATTTTATCGTGCATCTTATTAAATCCTGCCAAGTACTTAATTTTTTTTGCGCTTCTCTCTTTCTTGTAAGTAGAGAACATTAGCTGCTCAGTTATTTTTAACTCAATAATCATATCTGGGTAATAGTTATTTAATTCTACTCCTTTTCTAAGCATTCTATATCCTTGTACACCTTCAGTAATTGTATTCTTTTTGCATTTTATAACATCACTCAAACACTGATACATGCTTTCTTTGTAGCCAAACTTTATGTAGTCGTCAGTGTGAAATATTTCATGATCATTAGAATTAAACAATGCACTCATAAATGTTTTGCCACTAGCAGGGCATCCGATTATAAGTATATTCTTTCCTTTTATTTCAGGTATTTTCATAATTAAAAAATATTATTGTCAGCCAAAAAGCTTTTAATAGCCTCTAATTTGGCTTTGTCTGCTGAGTTTGCGTTTATCTTACACCAGTTTTTTAAACCTTTTACTAATTCATCTTTTTTAGTTTCACTTTTACCTTTAAACATTTCGTTTAGTTTGCTGCTTATTTCGTTAAATCTTGTTTCGTTTTTCATGTCTTTATCGTTTTTGTATACACAAATATAGTTCTTTATTTTGTATATACAAATATAATCCAAGAAAAGATTAATTTTTTCAAAATTAGTTTGCCATCCCTAAAAATATTAAAAACAAAAAGCAGGTAACAAGCTTTATATGTCACGGTGAAAAACCGCGCCACATACAGCCGAACCGTTAGCAATCAGTTTGCCCAGTTCCTCCACATCTATCACAGTATGTCCGAAATCCATGTATGTAGCTATTTGAAGCACCTTTGCATTTAGGGCAAACCGCCACTTCGTTATTGCTAACATACGGTATATTGCATGTTTTATTTACTACATCATGCTCTTTTATGTACATTTCTGCCATATCTACTTTTTTGCTTTCTGGGAACTGCAATTGTCCTTCTTCCTTTGCCCATTCTAAGAAATCTACTATTTCATCTCGTGTCATATAATTAATTTTTAGTTTTTAATCCGTAAATAAAAAACGCAACATACCGCTGTCCGTTAGAAAACAGAAATCCCTTCATTTCGTGCCTCAATTCTCAGGCTGTCTGTTTTCTAATGGCCTTGCTAACCTCAAAAAGTTTTCCCGGGTAAACGGGATTACCGATTTTCTAACAATAGCTAAACGTAATTGGAGCATAGCTACTTCTGGTCTTTTTGAGTTTCCTTGGTATTCTCAGCCTCTAAAATTGAAATATCATTTTCAGTTACAGAGCTAAAGGGTTTTAAGTCCTCTAGAAAATCATCTTGTATTTGTTCGTTAAATCCATCTGGATGAAATAGTCCAGCAGCAGCAAGTTTTTTTAGAATCTTTTGTGTTTCTTCCATCATTTCAATTTTAAATTCTTACATACCCAGAAACTACGTTTAGCAAGGCCATTATAAAACATTTGCCCCCGCTTCTTTTGCGGCTTCCAAACTACTTACTGTATAGCAATTATCATATTGCGAATCTTTCTTTCCGTACTCATAAATAAACTTATCGTGATAAATATTAGCATTAAATGTTCTAAATCCAGTCTTGGCTTTATTGCCGTCAATGTCGGTTACTCCGTAGTAGCAATATTCTTCTTTTCGTATTGGATTACCTACATGGATAACATCGCCAATACTTAACTTTCCTGTAATTCCTGTATATTTTCCCATCGCTAAAAAACGTTTTATAACAACGGCTCATATTTAATTGCCGCTGAAAATTTGTGCTTAGTTTTTGAAGTTTATCGTTCGGCAACTAAACATAGCCAAACCGTTAGGAGTTAATACGATTGCTCGTGCCTCTCAATCTATAAATCCTTTCATCAAAAATTAATCATACCACTTGAAGCCTATGCGCTTCTCTTTGGCTTTGCATTCAATGTATTTCTTATCGTAATATTTAGCTCTTTTTCTGTGAAAGTCTCGCTTTTTTGCGGCTTCATCTTTTGTTAATTTCTTCGACATATCAATAATTTTTAATTTTCAGTATTTAGAATAACTCCTAATGTCTCTGAGCCGTGATCTAGTAGCCTTTCCTGTTCGCAATCGAACGTAATCCTAACAAGGAGTTAAATTCCATTAACCCCTATCTCATTTGTCCCAAATGCGGGGTTAACAGTATTTAGCTCAGAGACATTAACGGCAATGCTAAAACATATCCTTGTACATTATTCCGTACTTGCCAAATAGTTGCTTAATTGTATCTATATGTACTCCATTGAAGCGAATAGGGCTGCTTATTACCTCCTGCTGGTGGTCTAGTACTTCATTTAACAAAGCACAGCCGTTAACAACGGGTAAATTTAATGCTGGTTCATCGCTTTTTTCGGCATCGTTCACTTCATCCATTAATAAATTTTGGCTATTCATAAATAAATTGCCGTATGTTTCCATATCTACACTTGCAACAGTTGTATTTTTATTCATCCACTCTATTGCTTCAAGTATGTATTTTGCATCTGCTTTTTTCATATCCGTTCACTAATTAGGTTATTATTACTTTATCTCTTTTATCAAAATTCTGCGTAATTGGCGCACTAAACTTACCCAAACGTTATAAAGCCATTGTCTAAAGTTCAGCTAAAAATGTCTAAGCAACGTCTAATTAGTTAAACTTTAGACGAACTTTTAGACAAACAACGGCTTATAACAAAGTGTAAATTGCATTGTGTCAAGCGTTTAATCAAAGTTTGCATAAGTTTGACCGTTTTAAAAGTTTTCCAACCGCACTAAGTTTTTTCAAAACTTTTAAGACGAAACGTATCCTTACGATTTTTGTCATGGTGATTCTGAATATATCCCATTTCTAACATTTGGGAAATATTTTCATCGGCAACATTAACAAATGATTCCCGTTTATTGTGTCCACAACAAGAACCATAAGTTATAATTTCAAGTTTCCACAATTCGCATATTTCATTATAAATACATGGGTCAATTGAAATTTTACTGCTTAGTCCAGCATTTACTCGATTGTCTCTATATTCTTTCATGTGTTCAGGTATTTCTACCGTAATCATATTAGAATAACATTCTTTGCTTTGTGGTATTATGTTTTTGCAGTTACACATTCAATGGTTTCTCCTTCATTGTATTTCCAATTACAAGGATAGTATCACTCGCAATCTCCGTGATAAAAGTTAATGGAATTTCCATTTTTTCTCCCAATATAGTAAAAGATGTACAAACTCCGTCACATCCAAAATCAACACTAACCACTCCTTTTCTTTCGTATTCAACCTCCATTCCATGTTCAAAATTAAACTCAATAAATTCAATAATATCCCCATCATATATTCTGGTATTGTTTTGGTCGGTTAATCCAGTCCACATCATTAATATAAAATCTTCTTCATTGCCTAAACATAATTCGCTTTCTTCAAGATAATATACTCCAAAATTATTCCCTCCAAAAGAAATATTAAGTAAATCGCCCTGAATCATTCTATATTTACTTTTGTCCCAAACTCTAAATTGTGGTATATTCATAATTATATATTTAAAAATTAAAAAAAAATCCCTCCCAAAAACTTCTAAAACTAAGTCAGTTCAACTAATCAACGTCTGTGTTCAACGCAACTTACACGAACCGTTATGGCGAATTAGGGTAGTAGTTCAAGCCGTTTAATTTCATCTTTAATGCTACTTGCTTGGTTGAATCCAGTAGTTTTTTTCAATAGCTCTCGTAATCTTTTAATCAAAACGGCTTTAGGTTCTTCTATCTCTTCAATTGTAACCTTATATTTCTTGTAGCTCAAAAAATTTATAGCACTCGGATTCTCTGATTTCATACCTGCAATATTGTAGCCACTTGTTAAATCCCGGTAAGTTTCAAATTCAATTTTTTTCATCTATCTAATTAACTCGCCATAACAAAATGTAAAATTAAAAGCGTATATGGCGTTTACGCAATTAATCATCGGTACTGGTTACGCTTCAAATCTTACATAGACCGTTAGGTGCAATAAAATAAAATAATCCCACCGCACTTTGGTTTTTGCAAAACCATTAGATTAACCTTCGTGTGCCATTTGGTCATTACCTCCACATTTGCCAGAACAGTATTTATTTGTCTTTCTATCAACAAACTTTTTCCACCCAGTTCTACTGTATGGGTCTTGTCTGCTATTTTGAAATATAATAGTATGGCTAATTGAATCTTTTTCTGGAACAACCTTATTGCAGTATACACATCTTATGTGTCCATTGTTTAATAATATTTCTTCATCTTCCTTTTTCTTAGTCGCTTCCTTGCTCTTTATTTCAACCTCCTGTTTGCTTAAATATTGGTCTCTTTCGGTATATTTAAAAGCACTACTGCTATTGTATTTTTCACCAATACTTTTCCATCCTACATGAACATTATCTAAGGTCATTGGGCTGTTATCAATTACATAGTCGTTTATTTTCTTAACATCGTCCCTTGTTGGTTTTTTGCCATAAAAATACAATCGGTTACTATAACTTATATATGTTATCTGCAACTTTCTAATCTTACCTGTAGGATAAATAAAATAAACGTATTCTGGCATTTTATCCACATTATTCTTAATATACTCTTCTTCACGCTTTTTAACAATTGATAAGTAATAATTCCATTTCTCTAAATTAGTTCTCATTGTTTTATATTTTAAATTAAAAATTCCTTCCCTATTTTTTTATTTAAAAGCACCTAACACGTTGTCATGTGTCATGGCGAAAAGCCACGCCACATACAACCATTCGTTATACACAAGCACTAATCATTATCGCTCTCGTGTAAACTTACCTCAAATCCGTGAGAGAAAAAATCCCCCAACCCTCCTGCGTCAACTACGTACATCATTCCATAATCTGGATGTATTAATGTAACCTGTGTACCATCGTGGCACTTAATATTGTCTCCAGTTGCTCCAATATGGTCAAGGAAGCATTCCATACTTTGGTTATTATCCATTTCCATCTCTGGCGCATAGTCAATTATTCTGTACTGGTTTTCTCCTTGTTCAAATAGTTCTTTTACTGTGTCTGGTAATTCGTAAGTTGCCATCTCTATTTTTTCTTTTAGTTCGTATTTAATTTCTGTGGGTAAAGTGCCAGTGTATAACAACGGCTCATAAATCATATTTTGTGAAAAACAAAATCCGCTTCATAGCCAAACCGTTACCTGCAATATTTTATTTTTTGCCAACGCTCTTTTGCTTTTTCAAAGCAATATGGTTTTTAAGCACAGTATCAACATAATTGCTTAGTGGTCTATTGTCTTGTTCCGCAAGTTCCTTTAAGGTGTTTAAATCATCTTGCTCAATCCTTACTGGTAGTTGTACTTTACTCATTTTATAGTTTTTTAGTGTAACAGAATATAGTTGCTCCAATAGGTATTAAATCAGTAGTCACTTCTTCTAAGTCATTTTCTGTTACCCCTATCTTATTTTCGATAAGTGTTGTTGCTGCATTAAATACATTATTACATCCTTTTACATAATAAGGCAATCCTTTTGTTTTAAATGTTTTCATTTGAATAATTTTTAATTAATAATTTAATACTGCGAATATATAGCAATTGTATTACATATGCAAGTGTATTGCTATTTATTTTTAAAGAAAATTAAACCCTCCCTAAAAAAAAATAAAACAAAGACAGGTAACAACGTGTCATAGTGCATAATTTGTGAAAAACAAATTCCGACAACATACACTAGTCATTACCAACAATAAATTTACTCAGGTCGTAGGTATACGGTAAACTTAGAGTTGTATTGTGTCTCTTGGCTATATATTTCCATCAACCTTTTGCCAAACTTCTGTTTAATGGCTTTCGTTATTAGCATCCATTGGTTGTCTGTTTCAGGGTTGTATTTATCGTGCGTCATGTGGTCATCACTGATACCTTCGCCAGTAGTATCGTAGCAATGCACGCCTTTTTTTCTTAATTCACAGTTGTAACGTTTTGGCAAAAGGTTACTTAGCCATTGCATTTCATCCGTAAATTGAAAGTTGGTAACATTTTGTATACTTAATTGGCTATTAAGTATTTCATTGAAAAGTGGGTGTAAATTTGAATCTTTCATTTTTTAAATTTTATTTATTAATATTTGGTACGCCAACAAAGCATACAACTTACCGTTATAGTGAATTTCCCAACGCCAAAAATTTACCCTTGATTGTACAATTCTTCAAGGTTTCTGCGTTATTGTTACCATAAGCTATTAATACCGAAGGTGCGCCTGCATTCGCTCGGGCTTTGGATCCGTCAACATGGTGGAAGTAAAGCCTGCCCTCAATAAACAACACGGCAGTTGCACGTTTCCACACATATTCGAAAAACATCCTGGTTTCGGTTCTGGCAAATATTAAAGCTATTCCGTTGCCGTGTTCGCTCAACTTGTCAAGCCATTTCGCTGCTTCAAGTCCGTAGGGTGGGTTACACCATACCCTGCCCTCCCACGGCTGTTTCAGTCCATCATCTTCTGTGGTTAAATGCTTATTTGCCATTTCCCACGGGCGCACCACTGGGGCGCAAGGATCAAGGGTAAATTCCCCCAATGCTTTAATAATTTCGGGAGGCGTAAGCCATTCATCTTTTTTCATATTTGCGGATTGATGGGATCCTATTCCTTTTCTCATATATAAATTATTAAATCATTTCCACTCAAAAAACTCACTATAACATCAGCTCATAAATCAGCTTCGTTCCTCAGCCGCTTCATAGCTGAGTACCGTTAAGGCTAATAGCGTTCGCTTCACAAACCATTTTTTGGTTGTTGGTCGCACATATCGCACCTATGACATCGACGGCAAAAGTGAGAATTTTTTACAGTAAAGTTGCAAAATGGTTTACTCGTTCTCTTTTTTGTATCTCCATTATTAATTCCGCTATCTGCAAATTTTGCACCAGCTACAACCATTTTATTAAACACCTCTGCAAATTCAGGTGTTACTTCGCCATGAAAATGGGCGTGTACTTTGTAGTTTTCTTTACTATTCTTAGACATATATGTAAGTTTAAATTAATAATTCCCAATCCAACTATTAGCCTTAATGTTCGACTGCCTATTACTTAAAAGTGCAGTGGGTAAGCGAAACCCAACAATCCTTAACCAGTGTTAAATTTCATTTTACCCTCAATCCTTTCCTTGAAAGGCGGGCAAAACGAAACTTAGCAGTCGAACATTACCTGCAATTAAATTAAAATGCCACCACACTAAAAAACAGGGTCATAATCATTGTCCTTGCATTCTAAAGCATGTGTATATGGGCTGTTATCAATGTAACCAACAACCTTATTGCATCTCAAGCAGTATTCATATTCCCAATGCTCAGGGTGTGCAGTTAGATTACCACTACTTCTTGTTTGTTGGCATCCGCAATGTGGGCAAAATAAATAAGGCTTAATGTCTGCGGTCTCATACATCGTATGTGCCTGCTCTCCTATTATCACACTATCAAGCAGTTTTTTTAATTTTGCCTTATTCATTAGCTTACCTAATATCACTTTCTTTGCTTTCCTTGGTACTTTTTCACCATCTTTTATGGCTGTGTAAACTCTATAATAATTCATATTTCCTACGCTTTAAAATTTTAATTTAACAGTCCGCTTCGCTCAGGTAACACCGTATAAAATCCATTGCGAAAAGCAACGTATCTTATACTTTCAGTTAGCAACAATTAAATGCTACCATTTTACCGCTCTTTCATAACATTCTTCACAATAAGAAACTTCTCCTTGTTTTATTTCTACATCACAATTGCCGCATTTAACAGAATTGCTAACAATGTGTATATTTAATTTTTTAACTACTGCATCTCTAAAATATACCATTTCCCTATACCATTCATCTCTGCTGTCTATCTCGTTACTATTGTGAGCATCCAATAGCTTTGTTATTTCAGCTCTTAATTCATCTTCTTTAATCATATCTTTTTATTTATCCGTTAAAAAACTAAACATACACCCGTCCGGTATAGCCAATTAACAGGCTAAATATGAACTAGGGTTATACGGCTCGGCATTTCTCAATACAAAGGCTTTGTTCCCATTACGTCCACCCCACGTTTTATTCCAAAATCTAACAGCTTGTGCGTAGGTCTTGGCTTGGTTCGCATATATTAAGTAGGTAGTTCTTTTTCCACCGCTCAATCCGTCTATACTAAACCATTGGGCATATATTCCCGCCTTTCTTTTCTGCATTTCAATTTTCATTGTACGTAATAATAACTGGCTATAACAAAGTGTAAAATTAATAGCACATACAGCCTTTGTACTTTTAATCATCATTTGTGGTTGTGCTACATAATCTTACACAAACCGTTGTATGCCATTAAAAATTAAACTAATGACCACCGCCCGTTAAAGTATTCTTCTGCCCATTCGGTCGGGCTTTCATAAATACCGTTTGATATTGCACCAAGGAAGCTTTGATAATCAAAAGTCCATTGGTCTTCATCGTTTGTTGTTAAAAGCCCTTTTTCTATCTCTGTTTTAAACTTAGTTAGGTTCATGTTGTTTGCACGGGCTACTTTCGTGCCTTTTAGCATCTTTGCGCTAAATTTACGCTCTTCTTTTTCTAAATCAAAATCATCTATCATTAGTTTAATTTTAAACGGTTCGCTTCGCCATACAACAATGACTGACGTGACTTCACCTAAAGCTATTCCCTTTTATTTCGATGAAGTTAAACATCTCTTTAAATCTTCAAATGTTTTTATATCATTAAAATACAAAATAGTATCAATTTTTAACGCCTCTTTTATGCTTATTTTACGCTTAAATTTATTGATATTTTCAGCCATAAAATAAACAAAGTCACTTCGAATTACAGTATATGGTATCTGATAAAGCCAAGCTATATTAAAATCACATACACTTTGAATAATTGATAATCTAATAAATAATTCACGCTCATTGATTATCTTATAAGCTAATTCGTCAGCTGTTATTTGAAGTTCTGATATATATGCTTTTTGATCTACCATTACATTCCGTTTGTTTTTTCAAATTGCGCAAAATCCATATCTGTTCCCTCCATTAATAACCTACGCATATAGAAATCATAAACAACATCGATAGTGTTTCCAGTGCCTCTCTTGTTTATTAATCTTAATGCTCCATAATTTTTATCGTATTCATTATTATTGTTTTTATCTTCGAATAAGCTTGCAGTTATATAAAAATCACAATTATCTATAATTTTCTCAGAGCTACGAACTAATCCAGATAAATCCCTGTCTGTTTTCTTCCCTCCCTTAGATACGTGACAAATAAGAAATACTAATATTTTCCATTTATTTGCAAGGTCTTTTAATTCTTTTGAATGCTTAGAATATAACTCCACTTCACTACCCTTACCACCCATCCCAGCCAATCCGTCAACTATTAAAATATCTATTTGTATATTATTATCTTTAAATTTAGTTAATAGTTTGTCGTAAGATTCAGTTTGCAATGATGTATTTTCGGTTATATGGAAATTACCTTTAAATGCAGGAGAAAATTCACTATCAAAAAACTTTTTTGCATTTAAACTTCTGGTTACATTATTGTGGTATTCTAATTCAGCGTGCGCATTGTGTTCATCACTATTAGGCTTCACGTGCATATCAATCAATCTATTTATTATTTGGGTTGCTCCCATTTCCATTGTAGAATAAATACACTTCCCAAGTCCCCTAGTTATATTCTCGTAAGCAATATTTAAACTCAATAAACTTTTCTTTGTGCCTCCATATCCAATTATAGGAACAAGCATCCCTCTTAACTTACCTTTGAACTCCGCATCCCATTGCTTGAACTTAAGGCTTAGTTTGTTGTTTTCAGGCAGTATTGAGTCGTACCATTCATTTGACCAATTAGATACATCCTTACAGATAATATCATTCATATAAGGCTTGATTTTATCAAAGTCTTTTGACTGTGAACTGAATCCATCTATATAATCATCGCTTTTCATTTGTTCATCCAGTTATTAATTGATAAATATACAGACTTTTTGCCTTTATAATAATTTCCGTTTTCAAAGTTATGGATCATTTTAGTTAATGACTTATCGTTTTTAGCTGCATTAGATAGTAGTTTTGTAAATTGATCAAATGATAATTGACTTTCCATTTTCAAAATTCCTGAAAGTGGTTTATCAATATCATTTTCTCCAAATAGTATTTTAACTACCTTTATATAATTAGCATCATTTTTTGATTTTTTAATCTCTGAATCGTAAAATTCTGAATAGATATATTGTTTACTTTTATTTCCTTTACTTTTCTTTGTTGATTTAAGTCCACATTTATTTATATTATCATCACATGAATCAAATAAAAACATGCATAAATCACATTTATTCATACATTTATTATTTCTACGTTTATATGCGTCCTCAATATTCTTTATGAAGTTCTCTGAAAATATTATTTTTTTAGACCACATAAAACTATCAATAGCTCCAAGTTTTGAAAGTAGATCATATATTGAGTTTAATTCCTGTTCTGTTGTTTTTAGTTTTGAAATCAAAAACAACAAGTCAGTATCATCCCTTAGATCTATGTGGTGGTTTTCACTTTTACCGAGCATTTCAAGAGTTTTAAACCATATTTTATAACCATTATCAAATTCAGATTCAAGTATAAATATTGTTTTGCCAGACTCTACAAAGTGAGGGAAATAATCAACTGTATTTTTATCTTTTCTTCCTGCCATTGCTTTAAATGTTACAAATTGGTATAAATTTTTTTTACAATGACTTAATTATTTCAAGCTCACCATTCTTCCAATTATTTAAATATAATCTTCTATCAAGAGTAGTTCTCCCAATACCTAACAACTCAGATAATTCAGTTTTTGTTTTTCTGTCTGAATTTATTAAGGCGTTAACCCTTATTGTTGCAGTAATCTTTGTTATATGCTTCATTTAGTACAAATTTAATAAAAAAATAAACCCCTAAAGGCACTACTAAGATAGACTATTTATTTTGATTAGCAAACTAATCGGATTCTTCTCTTAGAATATCTGCTTTTCTTTTTGCATTTGCATGATTTTCCTTTCGCTGTAAATAATTATTACTTTCTTGCCACTCAATAGTTGGTCGTTTTCTGAACCCACACCCAGGGCATACAAGCCAATTTGTAAGTCCTCCGAGCTTCTTTTTCTGCTTATTTAGTTCGATTATACATTCTGGACAATATTCCATATCTTATATATTAACGTTTTTAATCTTTAATTAATTGCAATCTAACATACCTATCCGTTTTATCACAATAGCTTTTTATCCATTGCTTACTACTTTCTCTGGTGACTATTTCACCACAATGAATGCATTTGTATTTATTAAATATAAATTCCCTTTGCTCTTTTTTAGTCATTGTTTAATCATTAAGGTTTATTTCTAATTCTTATTTTTCAAGTCATTTAAGATTTGGTCAGTTAAAGAAAATATCAGTCTTTTAGATGTTAGGTAAAGACTCCCAAAATCATCTCTTTTCATTAGTTTAACTTTAAATAAAGTATCGCTTTTGAACTTATCCATAAAATCCAGCACCCATAAAATAGATACATCATCTGCTGGCGGCAAGTTGCCATCGTGCATAATTCTATAAATCTCCACACTGACCCAATTATCAATTTTATCATTCCATTCAGAATGAGATTCATTAATTGAATATTTTTTGAATAATTCTTGTTTCTTCATTAGTTTTTCACCATTAAATTTACTACTTTTATACTGAATTACAGCACATTAAGTGCTTTATTTTCGTTCTTTGACACGTTTTAATTTGATATGATAACAAATATCATCGGCAATAATAACAAACCAATATTATGCCAGTGCTTTAAAAGAGCTGTTATTCCTTTGTGTGATAAATGGAAGCCGTCTTCAACTCCCTCATATATGTATTTATCGGTAGTTTCACTTAGTTTAATAAGTTGTTCATCTGAAGGCAGTGGAATATCAGGGTCTGACGAATGATCAGCACCTTTATCTAAAAGGCTTTTTATTTTTTCGATAGTTTTGATGTTATTTGTTTTGCACCATCTTTTTATTTCGAAGATGCTCCGGAATAGTTTAAATATAGTCATAGCTAACTTTTAAGTATTTAGATTCTGGTTTACTCAGACATATAAAGTTGCTGCCTTTTTCTTTTCGTAGTTTACGCATTTCACGTAAGATATAACAGTCGAAATATCTTTTCTGCTTTTGCTTCTTAGCTTCTATCCTAACTTTATTTATTAGCTCAATACCATTGAAATAAACTGGCATTTCACTAAGCACTCGCCTTGTAATTTTAATACAAGATTCTTTTGCTTTCTTTGGTTTCATCACTTTAGTTTTAAGTTAATATTTAAAATCAAGGAATACATACGCAATCAATTTCAAACTTCATTGCAATATCGTAGTCCTCTTTTGTTTGTCCTATTATTTCGCCTACAAATAAAGATGTTCCTTTCCACATTTTAACATTCTGAAGGATTATTATTCGGCAATCTTTTAGCTTATCAGTTTCGTTATACCAGCAAATACCAATCAAACTATTTAGTAGCTTACATTTTTTAAATTCAGGATCAGTCTTTATTTCCGCTGGCAAAAAACATCTATCAATAAACGAATCAGAATTTCCGCTTTCTTTCAACCATGAGCTAATCTTTGAATCTATTTCGATTAAAGACTGATTTTTGGTTGTTATGTGTAGTGATATATATAGTGGTTCACTCATTTTTTCAGTTAAAAGAAAGGACAACACAAAGAGTTTAAGAGACCCAATAATTAGTGTAGTGCTGTGTTATCCTTTCGGTTATTCAAATTTAGATTATTACTATTTAGTAAAACATGATATAAGTCATAAACCACAATAAGTTTAGCTTTATAGTGCAATAAATGCAGAATATAAGTAGAAAGATAATTACAAGTATTTTAATCAACTTCAGTAATAATAATATCAACCAATTCTTTTTTACCTTTTCGGCTCGATACCGATATTTCAAGTACAATGTCATATTTATCGTTTTCAAATAAACAATCCTCGATCATTTTAACCATCGCTATGCAATTTGAGGCATCAAGCGGGTTGTTTTTGAATTGAAACATATATTTGCATGTGTATTTCTTTTCGCGGCTTAATTTGCCCTTAAACTGGCTTTTTATAATCCATGTATATTGATCCTTTAGCTTATTGCGCTTTGTCCAATGGCAGCCAGCATAAAATAAATTAAGACTTACTTTGGGTAAATCTTCTAATAAAAGTCTCATGTATTTGTTTTAAATATTCTTTGTGTTGTTCTTTGTCACCGTATTCGATGTGTTCATCTCTGGTCATTGCCATGAGATTTTCTATATTGTCTTTTTCTTTACTCCCACCCATTCCACGACATTCAATGTGATTTATGTCAACAGCCGGAAGCCCTGATATTTCACTGATAGCATTATGCCAGCCGGAAACCGGATCAAATTCAATATTGAAGAAGTCGAAATATATTTTTGTGTGTTTCTTCATATCCTTTCCTTTCCTTTTCGCATTCTGGGTAACTGCACTTTTTTACTTTAGCCATTAAACTATCCTTAAAAATTTACCTTCAGTATCAAATTCAAAATCCAGTTCTTTAGTACCTGTTGAAATAGTTACAGTACTTCCTATTAAGTGATTGCAGGATACAAAGTTTAATCTTATCTTAAGATACATTTCTTTTAGTGATTGTATGTCGGTCATTTAATTATTTCATAAGTTACAATTAAACATCTAGGTGAAGTAGGATGCTTTCTAAATACTTCTTTCTTGCCTTTGTTTGAGTCGTCAAACTTTTTCTTTTCCTTCAATGCTAGTTGTTTGTCATCTAGCTTTTTCTTTTTCCCTTTTGCCCAGTTATCTTTTGGTGCGCTGGTCTTTTGTTTGCTCATTGTGGTTGATTAAGTGTAATCTCTTTTCTTTTTATTGGCTTCGTAAGCAACTCTTTTCTTGAAGCTTTTTTTCATAAACAATTGGTCGTCACTCAAATATTTAGCTTTTTCATTTATGATATTATTCCCATGAAGTGCTGTTGCGTGGTCAAGATTAAAATACGCCCCTGATTTGGCTAGTGAATATTTTAAATATTCCTTTAGTCCCCACATTATTAGATACCTTGCGAATACAACTTCTTGTTTCCTTGTTTTATTAGTTGCATCTATCATGTCAACTCTTGTGGCTAGTAGTCCTATTGCTGCTATTTCATCATCAGTGAGAAGTGTGTTTTCTTTTGGCTTTTGCATTTCAGCATAAACAACACGTGCTGAATTACCTGTTAATATCTTGAATGGCTTGTTGTCTTTTTTATGGTGATTATAGTTAGTGTATATTTCAAGTGTTTCACTGACCCTATCAAGCCTATAACGTATTTCACCAAATCCAATAAGCCCATGTTCTGACTCAGGGAATAGGATATGTGATGTTTCAAATATTTCTTTCATTGTTAATAACTTAGAGTAAAGTTAACAGTTTTAAACAAATAATCAACTACGATTCCTTTTGTTTTTTATTCTTATACCCTTTATCTGGATCTGGTATAACATCCTTTTCTTCTCCAGAGCTAAAATATTCAGCGTAGAAGTTCTGCATGTTTTCATAATATTCCATTGATTCAACCGTAGTCATTTTTGTAGTTGTAAGCCGGAATGCAGTCTTAAATAATTCTCCGGTGCGAACATCAATAAGTGGCTCGTTCGCTTTCCATTCTGTCTGTATTCGTTCCTTGTATGTTTCCGGTAAGCAATAATGCATGCACCATTCATGGATTTGCTGTTTTGATGGATTGTGTAATTGACCTGACTCAGTTAACGCATGTTGAAAATACTTATAAGGAATAGCCCAAAATGAATTATTTTGTTCCAGTGATCTATTATTTTGAACCTTGTCAGTTCTAATAATATAACGACCGTCTGGCAATGAATCAATCTGAGTTTTATAATCATTAAAGTTTTCCCAAATCTTCTTATTACCTATTTTATCGAACCAAGTTTCAATCTTTTTCATAGCTTTTATTTATTGACCATTTGCACAATACCCTTTACAATGTCCGAGGGCAAAGCCAAAATTAGTATCATTTGCATTCTTAGGACGTTTATAGCGCATATAAATTCCGGCTTTGCAATATCCTTCATCTTTCTTAGATACCTTAATCCCTAGCTCTCGTAAAGCTGAAGGGAAGTGTTTACAGTGGTTGCAGTATATCATTTTATCTTTTTATAAGTTGAAAACATAATTATAAAAGTAATAAGTCCAGAGAAAACCATCATCCACGCAGCATCTTCTCTTATTAGTTCACCCCAAACATCAGGGTTTAAACTCCATACCTGAAATGCAGTAGCAAAGTAAAATAACGAAGCTACTCCGATTGCAAATAGTAGTGAAAATATTAGTCTTTTTCTCATGATTAATAGTTTTAAGTTTTATTTACTATTTCTTCTATTTTGTTTTTCATGATAATAGCTTTATTGCTTTACTTAGAGGCTGTTAAAATCCATCCGCCAATGATAAGTTGAATTCCTTTAACGCATGAGATATTTCAACTATAGATCGAGCACCCATATTCCTAAATTTTATTAAATCCTTACTGGATAGCTCAGTCAATTGTTCAATATGAGTTATATTACAATACTTCAATGCGCTACGTGGGCGTTTTGAAAGCGCAAGGTTTTCTATTTTAAGCCCAGTATAAATATTAGCCTTGTTTTCCATTTCAAATACTACTTTTTCAAGTATTGATATCTTACCTGTAAGCTGAAACTGATACTGATTAACCGTATCAAGTGCTTTTAAATATTCTGTTCTTGTAATAATTGGCTCCATCTCTTTTATTTTAAATTTTTAATCCATTCATAGTAAACCCCAATAACCCTTGCAATATGCCTGAGAGAATCTTAATCCCAATAAAGGGAATAATCAGAAAACTTACTAACCTTCAATTCGTAACCCTAACTTCATTCCGAAGTTCTGCCAAGCAATAAATGAACAGTTTTTAACGTCAGTAAATTGGAACAGGTTGCAAGACGTGATTAGATTGGTAGCTAACATCACGATTTCATTCAATTTACTGGAAGGTGTTTTCTTCTGCTTTGTTTTGCACTCGATACAATCAGCACCGGAAGACTTTACCAAACTCCCTATATAAGCAAACCCGCTAGTCGGTTGAACGTCTAACGGGTTTATATGATATGAAATTCGGTCGACCTCTGTCAACTGAAGATTTAAAAACATAATATTGGTAATCTCAAATTTCATATCATTGCAAATATAGAAAATTATTAATTAATATCAAAACGGAAGGTCATCTTCTTCTTGTTGGCTATTATCTTCCGGCTCGTTTTTAAATGCATCCGGCACGCTCTGTTGTGTTTCATTTACAGGTTCAGAAACTAATGTTTCAACTTTCCACGCATTAACGTTATGATACCACTTTTCATTAAATTCTCTGGATTCAAGGTTAAAAAATACTTCTACATTGTCGCCTTGTTTTAAATTATTCAACAAACTTGTTTTGTCCCCAAATAAAGTAAAGCAAATACTTTTAGGGTATTGGTCAAGGGTTTCGATAACGAAATCTTGTTTGTTCCATTCCTTACCCGCCTTACTTGTTCCTGCCTGTGGAGTTAATACTTGTGTTATTTTCCCTTGTTCTGATAAGTTGCTCATTTATTTAAGTATTATTACAACCTGAGTTGTAGATGTTTTTTTTGGTAATTCTAATTGCACACCATCGGAATTAAATAATTCCATGTTAGGAGTAAGGGATTTTAAAAGCTTTTCCCTTTCAGTTCTTTTTAGCTTTGCGTCAGATTCATTTGACTGGTATGTTTCCCATTCAGTGTCTTGACATCCGGTAAAATCATACTTCGTACCAACTTCTTTAATTTGGTATTTTGCATTTCCTAGCTCGAATGATTTTGCACCATGTTTCTCAGCTTCTTCAAGTGCGCAGTCTTTAATCAAATGATCGTTTTTAAGCTGCTTTAACATTAATTCGAATGCAGATACTTGCGCCATGAATTTTAACGGCTCTACTTCACCATTTAGTACCGATTCTCTCAGTAGTTTAGCATAGCTACTTACTTGCTCTTTTGTTTCAGGTAATTTACTGAAAATACTTATTGCTGATTCCATTTTATTCTGTTTTAAAGTTAAATCTTAATTTACTGTTTTCGTCTTTTGCTGCCAATCGAACCAATTTGCCGTCTTTAAATTCAGAATGCCACCGCCATTGTTTTAACTTTAAATTCCATGTGGCTCTGGCTTTATTATCTTTCAATTCAAACTCGTCAGCATTCAATTTTACTTGAATTACTGGATAGTCGTATAATTCCCTACCAATGCCCCAATTAAAGCCAGAGCGTTTAAAACTGTCTGATGATTCGCCTTTTTGTTTTTCAGTAAATGATTCTGATCCTGCATCCCATTTCCAAACCCATTGTTCTGAATCTTTAAAGTAAATACCTATTCCGGCATAGATAACGTTTTTAAGCTCTTTGTGGTCACGTTGCCAGTTTTCAGCACCACAAACATCATCAAGCCTATTCATGTCAACTCTTGCGTTCTTATACGCTAAAATAGTTGCATAACCGCCTTTGTTTATAGATTGAATACGAAAATCAATATCCTTAATATCAAGCGGTGTTCTTAGGTTTTTAATATCCATCTTTATTTAGTGTTAATTTGTTTCTTTTTCTTAGCTTTTTTAGCAGCTATTTTACTGTCTTTAATCGCTTGTTCTTTGGCATATTTACTATACTTCTGATTGAAATTTACACCTTTCAATTCAAATATTTTACCGTCCTCGTTATCTATTAAAACATCGTATTTAGATAGATTTGATTTGAATAATAGAACTTCAGTCCGATTAAGTGTTCGAAGTCCAATAAATTTATTATCATGATCACTACGGAAACACTTTAATGAATCCTTATCTTTTCTTTGAATAATAACATAGTATTCAACTTCGCTTTCTTCCAAGGTCTTTAATTTAAACCCTATGCGTGAACGCCCGACTGCATATAATATTTTCTTTTCTTCGAGCGTTTCAAAAATGTTTTTCTTTTTCATATCTTTTTTAATTCTTCAAGTCCGTATTCACCTTCGTATTCAGTTTCAAGGTCTGCAATAAACTCATTTCCTACATGGTTTTTTAGCTCTCTGGCAATCCTTATAACACTCTTTAATGTAAATTGTGTTTGATGCTTATGATTCCAACTACTAAGGCTAAATCTTAGTTCTTCTTTGTCGTGTGGTGTCATTAGTCCTCCTGTTCAAATTCTGGTTCAAAATTATTATTATCATCCTCGTTTTGGTCTTGATTCCAAGGTGCATTTAGATCAAACTCTGCTCCTTCTGGGTAATCTCCTGATTCGATCATATCATTTAGTTTTTAATTTGATTCAAAAATAGATCTTAATAATGTCAAAATATATGACTTATTACAGGTTTATGAAGTTTTATCAAAATAAAAAAGGGTAGCTCAAACCTCCAATCAATCAAAAAGGAACAATTGCACTACCCTATGACTCACTTCACAAAGTCAATTTTCATAAACCAATAAAGTACTATCATTCATAACAAGACCAATTCTAGTGTCTTTCCATAAATCGTACTCATCTGCTTCTTTGTATTCTAATTCGCCATCCTTATTAAAGAATACAAAATCCAGTTCTTTAAATTTTGAACAATCAATACTTATGCAGGTACATGATCTTACTGGTGCTTCAATCCTTAATTCTCCGGCTGGCTTTTCTTTCTTTAGACATACGCTTTCAGTAATAGCCATAAATAGAAAGAAAAACATGACAGCTATAAATGCTATCCATAAAAGTATAGTTTGTTTTAAGCTCATGGTTTCCAAATTTGATATAAAGTGAATAACAATATTGATAATCCAATAAGGATAAATACGGTAGTTTTAACCGATCTTTTAAGTATCTTTTTCCAGTCCTTTTCTTTTGCTAATTCGCAGCGTAATAGTTTGCTTTTCATTGTGAAAGTTATTAAAAATTATTAACTTTAGCTAATTATTTAGCCGTTCTTTGATGTGTTTAATAGGATTACTAAAAAAAGATTTTAAATTTTTAATTCTCTTGATTCGCGCAAGTCGTTTCTTTTCTTTTTTGATAGCTTCAATAGTATCAAAATATTCTGATAATCCCTTGGTTGCCTTACTTACTTCAATCATTGATCTAATTAAAGCCTTTCCTGAGTATTCAAGCTTTTTCTGAGCTTTTTCACAGTCATTTAATTTCTTTCCCATAGGTTATTAGTTAATAGATTTAATAATGTTGATAGCCTTTTCTGGGCTAATAGCCAAATTGCAACAATGAACTGCATGATTTTTATGAAACTCAATAGTATCTCCAGCGTGAATAATAAACGCCATGTAGTCATGATAATCAAACTCGCTATTGCGAACCCTAATAAATTTTTGACTCCACGGCATGTCATCTGATTCAACTATGGTGGCACAAAACGTAGGCTTAGTACTATTTTCTATTTGATCAAGAAATATTCCAACTTCATTGCCTATCGAGTTTCTTCGTTTAGCACTTGGGTAAAAGTATTGATGCGTAAGGCCATTTGGGCAAAGCTTTCTTAACCTAAACATTACTAAGTTGATATTTTCATTTGTTACTTTCATATTTTCATTTATTAATTAATATTCTATACTACCAAAACCGGAATCAATTACGATATCCGGTTAAGTATTGCCGCCAGAATTGACGGAAACTGACGGTTAAGTTATTATTCCAATTTTAGATTCATTCTGAGGTACGCAATAATCCATTTCAATAGAATCACAATTGCTGAAATCTGAGTACCCACCGAAATAATCTACTATTGCCTTGGATATATCCTTGCTATGTCCCCATGCTCCAGTTGATAATGAATAGAATGAACCCATTTTAGAATAGTCGTAATAAAGGCTCAATGTTCGGCATTCTTTGTTATTGTCGTAATGACTACATTCGTAATCCAAATGAAAATAAATAGATGCATGAATATAATTCATATACTTAACGCCTACCCTTGGTTTATGGTTAACACTTACATTTAATGAAGACTCAATGTATTTATCTTTAAAGGCCAATTTTAACGCCTTTGGTAATTCTAACATGAAATTTTCGAACTCATGTTGCTTAATTGCTTTTGTTTTTGTATCTACGCCCATTTTGTCAATTTTTAAATTTCTATACACCAAAGATAAAACACTAAAAGCACAAAAAGCATGATAAAAGTCACCTCCTGGTAAAAATATAAGGCTTATATTTGTATTCACGATTGCAAAAAAAGTTGTCTAACTAAAAAGAAAGGAGCTAAATTGCGCAAAAGTTTTCTAGTTTAGATTTAAGTTCCCGTACTCATCTTTGTTCACTGTACGGGAATATGCCGGAGTAGCTCAGTTGACAGAGCGCCTGATTTGTACTCAGGAGGTCGCGGGTTTGATTCCTGCTTTCGGCTCAACCCAAAAGAGAGAATAGCGAAAGCCGTTCATTGACATTCTCTGCAAGTAATTATTTTAAAAACTCTACCGTAGCCGATTGACACAACGTACATCTATTTGCTTGGCTTCGATAATTGAAATGGTAGGTGTAGATGATGACTTAATGAAAACAAAGAACGAGAATGGCTTAAAAAACTTAAAGGTCAGTTAAGGACACTGGCCTTTATTAAATTTTGAAAGTAACTTGAAATTCATTAACTTAGCACACTATGACTGACAGGGATTATTATAGATTAATATTCGAATATGGGATTCTTTCCGTATTGCTTGTTTTGGATTATCTTACTGATATTGAAAACTACGAAGAATGCAGCAAGATAGAATCAGCAATAAGGCAATGCGAGCTAATTACAAAGACTAAAATCAAAAGGGTAATTGATGCTGATCTGATTAATGAGACTACCAAAGAACTTACAGGAAAAGGATTAACCGGAGATGGTATTTATGGAAAATATTTAATCTACGCTGAAGATATACTGAATAAACTTGGATATTCTCAGATTGTATTTAAAGAAATCATTTTAGAAGATGCTTAGCTTAAACTAAAAACCAAAAGAATTAAACTAATGAAAAGCAAAAACATAAAAGAGCTGGATAAAATAGCAGGAACTTTAATTACTAATAATAAAGGCTATGACCTATTAAGGGAGTTCACCGAAAGGCATAAGCGTATAAAGAGAGTGAAGAAGGCTAAGAAACTAGTATCTGAAGGTCTATCACTAACTGCAGCAGTAAAAGAATCAGGATTTCATTCTAAATACCTCGCAAGAGAAGAATACGAATCTATTGATGGGCGTGGAAATGAAAGTCCACAAGGTTTTTGTAGTTCAATTTCAAGATGGTCTTGTGTTAATCCTGGAAGTTATGTATGTGAGGTTGTTGCTGATGTAAAAGAAAGATCAATCATATCATCCATATGGAAAACCTACAAAGATTATAACGATGCAATAAAACAGACTTCTAAATTATTAGAAAATTTAGATAAATCTAAAGAACCAGAGCAAATACAAATGCCTACTGGCTTTAATTTTCATCCAAATGCACCTACTGCTAGTGAAATAAGTAAAGTAATCAATGGCTTTGATAAATTCGCTAAAAAAGAAGCCAAGCAATTCAAAGAAGATTGCAAAACAATAATCAATCCCAAAGAATGGAAACAACACAATGGATGGGTGAAAGAACTTCCTGTAAGCGAAAGAAAGCTATTTTTGTACTTATTAAAAATTGGTCGAACACCTCTCAAAATATCCAGAGAGATTAAATACTTTCGAGAACTAAGCGAAAAGTTTAATTTAAACTTCGATCAACTCATGGAATTAATGCATATATTTAGCGGCTCTAAATGGTCTATCTTAGCACCAAATAAAGAAACAAAATGACAGAGGCTAAAGAATACGGAGTTATCTTTATAACAGAAAGCGGAGGCATTATAGGAAGTGCTGATAAAACAAGATGGGATAAAACAACCCGGTTTCAAAAGATAGTTGGATATTTATTCAGGAGCTATAAGAATAAGTTTATTGACGTGAAATCACTTAAATGCAATATCAAATGAGCCAACACGGAAACTATAAACACCATTTAGAGTCAAGAAAAGACATTATAGATGGATATTATAAATCATATAAGATAGTAGTAATTGGCGTTATTTCGATTGCATCTATATTTATTTGCATTGGACTTTATTTTTTAATCAGATAAAATAATAGCTATGGCAGCACCTAAAGGAAATACAAACGCTGAAAAATGGGACTTAATAACAGCTAAAGGATTGATAGAACAAGCTCTTGAATTATCGTATGATGAAGATTATGATTTTGTTGGTGAAATATGTCAGAAACTAAGGATAGGGCGATCTCAAATAAATTATGTTGCTGATAAATTTACAGACTTAAAACCTATATATAACCAGATATTAGAGAACTGTGAAACAAATTGTTTTAGAAACGCTAAAAAAGGAAAGATAAAAGAGGCTACTGCAATTGTTAATTTGAAGTCTAATTATAGATGGACTGATAGAATTGAAAATACAGATAATATAAATATATCATGGGACGAAACAAAAACCTATGATTCTAAGTAAAAAACAAACACTGGCTATTGATTACCTTGAAGATGATGTTATTAATGAGCTTCTTTTTGGAGGTGGTGCAGGTGGCGGGAAATCGGTAATCGGTTGTTATTGGCAATTAAAGAATAGATTAAAATATCCAGAAACTAGGGGGTTGATTGGCAGATCAAAATTAAAGACCTTAAAAGAAACAACTTTAAATACATTTTTTGAGGTTGCTAAAATGCAGCAAGTAAAGCCGAACGTTCATTTTAAATACAACCAGCAATCAGGCGTAATATCTTTTTATAATGGATCTGAGATATTACTAAAAGATTTATTTGCTTACCCTTCAGATCCAGACTTTGACGAACTTGGATCATTAGAAATAACAGATGCCTTTATAGATGAAGCCAATCAGGTAACAAGAAAGGCAAAACAAATCGTAAGGTCAAGAATACGGTATAAGCTTTCACAAAATAATCTAGTGCCAAAACTATTAATGACATGTAACCCTTCTAAGAATTGGGCTTACTCAGATTTTTTCAAGGCGAATAAAGACAATAAACTACCACCTAATTATAAATTTATTCAATCTCTCGTAACCGATAATCCAGACATTGACCCATCATACATTGATAACCTTAATCAGTTAGATGATGCAAGTAAACAAAGGCTGTTATTCGGAAACTGGGATTACAATGATGACCCCAGTATTCTATGTAATTATGATGCAATTTGCGACATGTTCACAAATACCCATGTTAAGCCAGGAGTAAAACGAATTAGTGCCGACTTAGCCATGCAAGGACGCGATAAGTTTATTGCTGGATACTGGGAGGGGTTGATTTGTTCTATTGCCTTAGATAAGGCTAAAAGCACAGGCAGAAGCATTGAATTAGATTTAAAAGAACTAAAAAATTCAAAAGGGGTTGGCAATTCAAATATAGTTGCAGATAGCGACGGTCTTGGTGCATATCTTGAAAGCTACATTCAGAATATTAAAACATTTCATGGTGGAGCTTCGGCAATTAACAAAAAGGAATTTGCCAAGCTTAAGTCTGAATGCGGGTTTAAATTAGCTGAGAAAATAAACAACCGCGAGATATTTATTAAATGTTCGAATGAACAGAAGGAGGAAATCAAGAAAGAAATTTCAATGTGCCTGAAGCGCGATAGTATCGATAAAGATGAAGGTAAAAAGCAGTTGATTTCAAAAGATAAAATGAAAGAATATCTTGGACACTCACCGGATTATTTAGACATGCTATTAATGGCAATGATATTTGAAGTTAGGAATGGAGAAATAGACGAATACTATTCAGATATTGATTTTAGTTAAAAAAAGTTGTATATTTAACCTTTCATAAATTAGTTTTAGGTTTTGTTAATTAGTTTAGGTTTTGCCCGATCAAAGGATCGGGCTTTTCCATGCCTAAGCGTTCACATACAAAATTATTTTAACATTATCTATGATTTTAGTCATAAAGTGAAAAAAAAAGTTTATTTTTACAACGTCATTTAAAGATTATGAAGGAATTTTTAGAGAGTTGTAAGCATAAGGGTGAGATAAAAGAGGCTATTTCTTACGAAAAGCAGCTTGCTTATTTTATACAAACGCACTTGAACTCTGAGTGTTATGCTAATAATTTAGAATCAATAGATAGGTTATGGGACACCTCTAATCCTTTTATTAATTGGGTTAAAGGATGGATGAGAAAAGAGAATTTCACTTCCTTCATGAAGTATCTTAGACACCCACTGCCAACAGCATCATTGATCCAAGATGATATAATCCCAGAACTCAAAAAGGTATTTGATGCTACTAATGCTTATTACGATTATGTATTTTCATCTAATGCCAGCAAGCTAAAATCAGAAGATTTACTTAAAGAGTACGCAGGTTTTTACAAAGATGAAGTTTTTAAACGACTGATTAATGCTCATAATTCAATAATCATAACCGATTATATAGAGAGCAAAAAGCCTTATCGATACTTTATAAGCATATCTTCAGTATTAGCAATTGAGCCAACCGCTGACGGTAAGATTAAAAAGATAGCATTCGAGGGATTAAATAAAGATGGTGAGATAAGATATTACTATTATACTGATGAGTTTTATTCAGTATATACGAAGTATGAAGAGGAGTATGTATTTGAATCACAGAACACACACAAAATAGAACAATGTCCTGCTGATTTTATTTCAGTTAATCCGTTAAACTCAGAAAGATTTGTAATTCGGAAAAGCATATTTTCTAACTTTTTAGAGAAGTTTGAGAACTATGTGAATTATTATACGCTTCAAAAAATGTGTTTGCCGAACGGTGCAATGCCTGTTATTACACATTATAAGAAAAACAACGAGGCATGTAATACTAAGTTTGAAAATGGAACTGTATGCCAAAAAGGATATTTAGCAAGTAGTAATGGAGTATTAAGCAATAAGGATAAGTTAGTTAAATGTCCTATATGTAATTCAAATACAATAATACAAGCAGGAACAGTTGTAGGAATGCCAGTGCCTAAGTTTGGGGAAAATGGAGAAAGGCCATTTGATCTGAATGCTAATTTCGTTAAGTTCCATTATATACCTACTGATATTCTGAAATGGTGGGATGAGTTTGTAGATAAAAAATACAGTGAGATAAAGTATCAAATTGTAGGAAGGGGAGTTGAAGATTCAAATAGTCAAGCTAAGAATAAGGATCAGATTGCAAGGGGAAACCAAACACTTGAGAATACATTAATTGAATTAAGCGGTCAGTTATCAGAGCTACAAACATCATTAGATAGTAAAATGCTTACTATTGTTTTTGAGAAGTCATTTAAAGAAGCCTTTATTGACAAAGGGACTGATTTTTATTTGGAGACTGAATTTGAATTACGGGACTCATTAGAAAAGGCTATTGATCCTATTGATAAAGAGAATATCATTAGCAGGATTAATTATTCTATTTACAAAAATAATCCAAGCGAATTACTAAGGAATAATCTTCTATATAAACTACTTCCATATTCTACATTAACCGATAAGGAGTTTATATCATTACAGCCAGTTGATCCTAAAATGAGAGAATTGAGGCTAAACTTTAATTACTATGTAGATTTATTTGAATCTAACTATGGAGAACTGAATATATTTTACACTGATTATTTTGGAGACAATGTATCAGGAGTACAGAAATTAAATACAGCAAGAACACTATTAAATAATTTAATCATAATAGACTATGAGAGTTTACAAAATGAAAATGGTAATGGGCAAAGAAACCCAATATAACGCGAGCGGGAAGCTGAAAAATCAGGTGATAACGCCTAAGTACGATGAGTTTGAGATGACCAATATCATTACTGATAGTAACTGGAAGAAGCTCGGAATGTGCGAAATTGAATGTTTGAGTTGTATTAATTACACACCAGCAACAAAGACTAAAGAGGCTATCTCAATTCCTGATGATGCCCGTAAGGATGAAATTAATGCAATGATTAAGAAAAGCACCAAGGCAGGAACTAAGCCTAAGACATCAGCGCAAAAGATTGAAGAGCAATCTGAAATGATGGCTAAAATGGCTCAGAAGATTGAGGATCTTGAAAAAGCTGCTATCCCAGTAAAGACACCGGGCAGATTAGCAATGGAATCAAAGGCGACTGAATTAAAAATTAAGTTTAGGGAAAACATTGGAGATGCTAAGTTATTGGAGAAAATCCAAGCAATTGAACCGGAATTTACAGTATAAATTAATACAAAAACATAATAGACTATGTTATCAGAAGAACAAATAAAAGAAAAAGCATTTACACCTGAACAGATTGAGGTTGTAAATAGTGTTTACGCGGCAAAAGAAACTGAATTAAAGTCATTGGCAAATAAAAATGCTGATGGTATTTTTAATGGTGCTGCCGAAAAACTAAAAACCTTAACAGGGATTAATAAAAATGAAGGCGAAAAATATTCAACCTATTTCGAAAGACTAGGTGCTGAATGGTTACCAACAGCTTCAGCGCAAAAGATCACGGCTGCAGAAGAAAAGGTAAGGATTGCAGAAGAAAAGTTTGCCAACCACAAAGGAGATGAAACTTTAAAGGCAGATTTACAAATAGCGCAGGAGGAACTTAAAAAGATACCAGGGCTACTAGAAGCAAAAGATACGGAATGGAAAGCTAAGTATGATACACTTGAAACAAAGTACTCTACAACTGAATTAAACCGATCATTAAAGGATTCAATGCCTAAGTTTGATGACAGCGTTAATCAGTTCGAATTAGAAGCAAAGAAAACAAATGCGATAGACCGTATTAAAGAAGTATATGAATTGTCTTTTGATGACAATGGTAAATTAATTGGAACAAAAGACTATCAAAAGTTTTTAGTATCTGACTTATTGAAAGGTGACGAAGAATTAAAAGATTTAATCCTGATAGATCAGGACAAGGGAGGCGGTGGAGCAGGAAACAAAAAAAAGACTACTGTACTATCAATTCCTGAAGGAACAGCAAAAGGAATGGCTCAAAACATCATTCAGGCGTATATTGTCGGTAATGAAGGAATTAAACTTCTTGACGACAAATTCTCTGATAGATTTAAGGAGCTTTGTAAGGAAAACAACGTACTATAATAACAGACTATTGCTAGTACCAATTATTAACAATTTAAATTTTTAATTATGGCAGACAGGTATATTGATTTTTCTGTTTATAACGCTTACCAAGACAAGGTAACGCAAACAGAAAAAGAAAATCAAAGGTACGGCCTAATTGAGTGTTTGAAGCACAATTCACCTAAGAATAAGGTGCTAGCAAGTCCTGCATTAAAAGCACATTTACAAACAGTGCAAGGACAAACAACTCAATATACCGGACTTAAAGAGGATGTTATTACTACTACTTCCGTAGAGAGTTTTACCATTCCAGAACATTTATCAGTATCAGAACAGAAGACATTGACTTCAGTTTCGATTTTTTCAGGCTTCAGAGTTTACCCGGGCTATTTCGTGAACAATACTATTGAAATGGAAACATACTTAGCAAATAAGTATGACGAGGTATTTTCCGCAATGGCAGCCGCAAAGGAAACTCAAATTGCAACAGCATTGAGTACTTATAAAACACAAGTATTAGATGGTGAAGCTCAGATTAATCATGGAGATGGTGCTTTTGCGTTTGATGGCGCGCTTGATACTTTGACTTGTGACTTAGCAGCTCAGAAAGATGTTTTATTTAGCAACCTTAAAACTATTATGAGAATCAACAAAAAGGTTGGTAATTATAATATGGTTGTTAATGAAGGGGGTTTTAATCTTGCAATTAACGAGATTTTAAAGTTTGGTGCTGTCAATGCTGAAAACAGACAATTTGCATTGAACCAATTGCCAATGTTTTTCGAGACTTTAGGTATTGCTCCAAGTTCATTCCAATTTGTAGCTTATCTATTAAGAGATGGAGCTATTGGATCAGTACAAAACTATCCTTTTGATTTCAGAACCGGAACAGTTGTTGACTCTAAAGTTTGGGGAATTACACCAACTCCTGCACCTTATATAGGTGAGAAATTAAATGTATTCCATAATCGCGAGGCAACAGACGCTTCAGCTCTAGGTGAAACTACTGGGGAATTAAGAATGACTTCTTATGAAGAGTGGGGATTCTTAGATAAGTTCTTTTTAGTAACGAACTATAATTCAGATTTAACCACAAGGGTTAATGACATTGTTAAAACAACAGGTGCAACAACTTAATAATCAAAAGATATGTCAGAATATGTAAAAATAGGAACAGACGGGAAAGGAACCAGAGTATCCACTGAGCGAACAGGTCAGGATAAAACACAAATATCGGATGATTATGCTAGACCACAATACACCGTATGGAGAACAGGAGCAGATATGACTGCTGGGGGCTCTTATGGAATTTGGGGTTTAGCCAGAGTAGGGCACTCAGTACAAAATGCTCTTGGAACAAAAGGACATGTGTACTTTGGAGATTTAGCTTCTAGTGCTAAAGTTGTAAATCAATGTAGAGGTATTGAAGGAGGGATTGACCTTTCATCAACTTATGATATAGGTGTGTTGGATGATATTTCTTCAATAGGTGGTTATCTCGGACCATATAACGCTGGCGATGTTGCAACAACTGCCGGCGGAACTCTTAGTGTTGTTGACCTTGTTTTTCTTCCAGAAACAAATATGAGTGTTGATACTCATGGAATAAAACTTACTGCAAAAACTACAAGTGCTGGCGTAAGAATGGACTATGGACTTCGTATTCAAAATCAAGGTATCAGTACTGCTAATATCTTTCTTGAAAATGAAAATAATTCAAAAACTGCGGTTGTAAATGATATTTTAATGTCAAATACAGCAGGTGATGTTACTAATGGTATTAATATGAGTTCAGCTAATTATTCTGGTGCTGATATTATATTGAGTAATGGATTATCAGTCGTAGCTTTAACAACTGCTATTACTGCTAATACTACAACAACAACTAAGACAGTTGGCTCAATGGCTCTTACTTCAAACGCAACAGGTAGAGGCAAATTGTTTGTATCTGATGGAAGCAAATGGCAATACATGGGAGTAGCTTAATTATTTAATTTAGTAAATATGGAAACTGTAACTATTAAATTTACAAGAGAAGAATTCAATTTGGCAATAGAGGGATTATTAGAATTACCTGCAAGAAAATCAATGGATTTTATCTTAAAACTGGACAAAGAGGCAAAAGAACAAATTACTAAAGCCGGAAAAGTGGATGCGGATTCCATTAAAGCTAAAAAAGAATAATGTACGATTTAAACGACATACAGACAAAGTTTTTTTCCGATAAACTATTAACGTTTAAGGATTCACTGAATAGTAATACTACGGTATTGGATGCTGACATAACAGGCGTTTCAACGTCAAAGAGATACCTTAACACGGGTGTTCATCCTGTTGTTAATCTTGAAAACATTGAAGCATTTTTACCTGATTTGTCAACATATACCATAGCCGCTTATGTTGGTGCTACTACATACGATAACTATAATAACACGTTTAGTTTGAATGATGTGGTAACTGCCAATAGTAAGTATTATATTTCAATTGTATCGACAAATACTGGCAATGCTGTTACAGAAGCTGCATTCTGGAAAGAAACTACTTTGGAGTCGTTGGTTATAAAGGATAAAATAAGAAGTTCAATCGAAGTTGTATTAAGCGAATTAATAACGCCTAACTTTATTATGGACAATGTCTATATGTTTAGGGTTGCTGATGCAACAGATGATTTGATAGAAAATACAAGTAAGCTGGTCGGGTACAGGATAAATCCTATTTCATCTGACCACTTACTTTTTGTTATTAATCAAATAGGACTTGACTTTGAAAAAGACGAAACGATTGAATTTAAGCTTTATAATCAAAATAAATTAATTAGTACGTTTTCGCTTGATGCAACGGCAAAACTATTCGAATGGATGGATATTACTCAATTAGAAATAACAAGCAATACAGGGGCTTGGTACTTATTCTATGATCAATCTGAACTTACAGGTCGAGCAATAGGGAATAACACCACGTTCTATAATTGCATGTTTAACTATGCGAATGTTTCACCTTTCGAAATGGATAGTATTTCAGACTTACCAAACATTGATAATTCAAACATTACTCTGAGTAAAAATTACGGTCTTAATCTTAACTTTTCAATAAGCTACGATATGACCAGCTTCATCAAGCAACACATGTTGCAGTTTGCGGAATGTTTTCAGAGGCAATTTGAGTTTGATATATTAGGAATGTTTGTTTATAATCCTGATGCTGTTAGTTCTTTGAGAGAAAGAAATCTCGATTATGAAAGATTAGTCCTTGAATTGAAAAGTTTTGATTTTGACACGGTAGTTCGAAAACTTAGCAATGCTAAGAAGCGATTAAAGGCTACGTTATCTAAGCTTGGATATAAAGACAATGCTTTTGTAGCAAACGAAGAAGATAACTTTACGATAGGCTCAATATGATTGGATTAAGTGCTAAAATAGAAACATTGAAAGATAGGTTTGCAGCTAAGTTGTTTACTGATATTGCAAGTAATACTTATACTTCTTTTGGTAGGGCTTTCTGGCTTGAAAGAAAAGGGGAGGCAAAACCTGAGATTCAAATAGCTAGCACTAAACGTTATCAGGAAGTATTGCCAAACAATAAAACACATGGGCATAGTTTCTTTTTAGCACAAACAGGAATTGAGGCCGGAAGTGATTTGATCGCTAAAGTAGGGATTTACTTTTCGGTTAATCTCGATACTCTTTATCCTAACGTAACAGAACGGGCTGTTGATTATTTGCACAGGGATGTGATTAAAATTATACATGAATCAAGGTTTAAATTGACTCACATAGAAACGGATATGTCAGCGTTTGAAGAGTTTGGTTTTGTAAAGGAAATTGACAACATGGAGCCTTGGTATTTGTGCAGGTTCGATACTGAAATAGAATATATAATAAATTGTTAAAAACATTAATATGAGTGATTGTAAAACATTTAAATCGCCTGGGTTTGGAGAGTGCGATGCTCTCAGAAACTCTGTCAGGGGCATGGTTATATCTGATAAGGGTACGACTATAACTCTTGCGAACGCCAAAATAATAGGAGTAGACTCATCTGGGTGGGCTAGTATTTTAGCTCCACTTATTGCTACTTCAACATACGAGACAGGAAGCCTCGTAGACTTCAAACGTGGCTATGAAGTAAACAGTGATGCACCAGAAATGACAGCTTCAAATCTATTGTTCGAAGAGCAGACAAATAATCCTGCTCCTAAAATGATAGCTTATGGACGTATGAGTTATTCAGAGTACAGCGCATTTTTTAGAGCGCATGGGAAAACATTCGATATTGCATTAATTGCAGAAAATGGCAATCCTATTGTATCTGAAACTTCAACCGCTGGGACTTACAAAGGCTTCAGGGGTCGGATTTTTGTAAATAAAGGAACAATACCAAAGACAGGCGCTGATCTTCAAAAAGAGTGTGAGTTTAGGGTAATTTTTGATGATGCTGAAGAGTGGGAAAATATTGTTGAAATTGAAAGCGAATTTACATTTACTGATTTGCTCGATGTTTGTCCGGCTGGATTAGATGTGGAGGTTACTACTGCTTATGCAACTCCAAACGTTACTATTAAGGTGACTAGTCGTAATGCGACAACCCCTTATGCTGGTGTTGCTGCTCCTGCTAATATTCAGATCGTAGAGGCTATTAATGATGCGGTCGCGGCTGTTGCTACGGTAGCGCAGGGAAGTAAGGATATCGGTAGTTACGAAGTTGCTCTTACTGCTGCACTAAATGGTCCTGTGTGGGCGCGAATAAGTGTAGAGGCTACAAATAGGACTTACGTTTCGAAAATGTTTAAAATTGTAGCGTGATGTTAGTAGGACAAGAAAGCATTAATAAGGATTTTTTCCTTGGTTGGAATTATAAAGAGTTTGAAGCTTATGTAAAATCAGCCAAACTAAAAACAGGTATTTCGATACTGGAGTTGGCAAAGAAGTTAGGGATTGAAGTTCCTAAAAAAGAAAAAGACGAACTTAAATAATAACAGGGGGTTTGATGCCCCCTTTATTTTTATACTATGGCATCAAGGGTTCATCAGATATCAGTAAAGCTTAGTGCTTATGTGGCTAATTTAGATAACAACATAATCAGAGTTATCGAATCTAAGACAGTTAGTGATAAGTTGATCATTCTTAATCAACAACAGTTGTTGAGAAATAGGAATGTAGATGGAAGTTTACTAAGACATGAATCAACAGGCAAAACTACACTAACAAAGGCTTATGCAAAAATAACAGGTAAGAAAAGACCAAATTTATTTGAAACGGGGTTGCATTTTGATGGTATTGCATTATCTGTATTTAGTATGGCTGAGTATTCTATGTTTTTCAAACTGTCACTTTCCCCAGATGCTGAATTCTATGGTAAGTTTTTCAGTGGAAATTATGGTGGTAATATTTATGGCATAGCAAAAAAGGATTCACCAAAAGCGCAAAGAATAACACACAAGGCAATAGGACAAGACTTAAAGATAAAAGTATTCAAAAGATGATCAAAAGTTTATTCGAAATAACAAGTAAGGATGTGATTCTATTAGAAGAAACACAAAGCGCAAGTCATTTAAAGCGTTTTAGATGGATTCCTTTCTTTGTGGTAAAGGATAAGCTCAATAAACTTGTACGAGAGATTAATGATAGGCTAGGAGACAAGAAAACACGCGATGGATTACAAGAAGAATATGAGAAAACATTAGCCTATCAAAAATTACAGTTGTTAGATGCATTCTATTACGGTTTAATAGCAGAATTTGGAATAAAGACAAGGTTCAATGCTTTTAAAATATTGATGGGTGAAAAGCCTAAAGAATACGAAAGCTTCATTCATTTGATCGAACTGGTAAAAGAACATACCGGAATTGATGTTTTAGATGAAGGCGGCTTTAAGAAATTTGAAGCGCACAGGATATTTAAGCAGGATAAGTTTAATGAAAGATATCCTGAGAAAAAAGAAGATGAGAAAAAGAAGTCGCCAACATTTGCAAAGATATTCGTAAGCTATATGCGACATTCAAATAGCGGAATAAAAGAAACTGATAGGTTTCTTTTGTTTATAGAATTAAAGCAATCAATAGATGAAGATTCACGAAAAGCAGCACTAAAAGATAATGGCTGAAGTACCTAATATATTTAATCCAAAGGAGTCGGAAAACATAAAAAAGGTTGCGACATCTTTAGGAGAGCTAGATAAAATACTAGTTCCTATGCTTGATAAGCTAGTTAATGCACAAAAAATACTCAAAGAAAACGCTATCACATTTAATAATGTTAAGAAAGCGCAGGATAGTGTAAAAAAATCATCTGTTGAATTAGATAAGGTAGCAACCAAATTAAAAAATTCAGAAGTAGCACTAAAGGAATTTGAAGACAAGCGAACTAAAACAATAATAGAAAATAGAGTTGAAACTCAAAAATTAGCAGCAGCAACTAAGCAATTAATAAATGCTAAAAATGCAGAGAGTGGAAGTACTAAGCAATTAAATGCAGTTGTTTCAATATTGAACACCCGACTATCAAAAGTTAACCAAACAACAGAAATAGGGAAAAAGAAAGCAGATACATTAAGGTCTGCACTTGATAAATTAAATGCTAAGATAACAGCGCAAGGCACTGCAATGACAAAGCTAAAGCGTAATATAGGGAATTATGGCTCTGCATTGCAGGGGGTTGGAGCTAAAGTCAAGGCGTTTGCGCTACAATTTGCCGGAGCATTAGGATTAACTAGCGTTATATTTCTATTCGTAAATGGAATAAAAAAGGCAGTTGCTAGTATAGTTCAATTTGATGCTGCAATGCAAAATATTGCTGGTATTACTGGCACTAGCAGAAGTGAATTAAAAGAAGTTGAAAAAACTATCAAGGATGTTGCAGGGGCATCTATAAGGACATCAAATGAGGTTGCAAAATTAGCTGAAGTTCTATTTACGTTAGGAAAGACAAAAGAAGAAGTTGTTTTGATGCTTAAACCTGTCAATGATTTATCGATAGGATTAGAGACTACATCTGAAAACGCGGCTGAATTATTAGGGCAAACACTAAATGCATTCGGTAAGGGAGCAGAAAGCGCAGGGGAATTTGCTGATATTATTGCAAATATGCGTACATCCACAGCGTTAAATTTCGAAAGGATAAAAGATGCACTTGGATTCTTAGCACCAACAGCAAGTGCATTGAATTTAACACTTGGAGATACGGGTGCGTTAATTGGTATTTTGCAGGACAACGGGGTTAAGGCTGCAAGGGCTGGGGCTTTACTAAATACGGCATTCGCTCGATTGGTTGGTAAAGGGCTTACATTAGATGATGCACTAGGTAAAATAAATAATTCAACTGATAAAGTCAAGACATCATCAGAGCTATTTGGTAAACGAGCCTTTGGATTAGGACTAATTTTAGCAAAAAATATAGATAAAGTAAAAAAATTAGGTGGTGAATTTGATAATCTTTCTAGTGGTTCATTAAAGAAATTAACTGACGAGCAATTAAAGTCAATTTCAGCTCAAACTAAAATAGCTAGTTCTGCATGGCAGAAATGGATATTAAATATAGATTCAGGAGATGGAGTAATTTCTAGAGTTATTAGGAACACATTGAAACTTTTTACAGCATTAGTAACTCCGGTTAAAACAGTAACTGAAAAATTCGATGAACAATCAAAGAAAGTTACCGACCTTGAAGAAAATATAATCCCTCTTTTAGATAGGTATGATGAGTTAAAAACAAAATCTGAACTAAATAAAGACGAGCAGGAAGAACTAAACACTGTTATTAAGCAAGTAGGGCTTTCTTTACCTACTACCATAACCCAATGGAATAAATACGGAGAAGCTGTTGATATTTCCACAGTCGCTGGCAGAAGATCAATTGAAGTCTGGCAGAGGCAAAATGAATTATTAAATGCAGACGCAATTACTGAACAAGAGAAAGCATTATCAGGATACAACGACACTATAGAAGATATAAACTTTAGTTTAAACAAAGGGACAAAAACAATATCCGTCTACATGGGACAATTTGCTGCCCCTATAAGCGATGAAGTAGTATTGACGGCAAAAGAAATAGAAGGGTTAGAGAAAGCTTTAAATGATGTTCAATTATCAAAGGAATCAACTGAAAAAACAATTAGAGGACTAAAGGGAATAAAAGAAGAGTCAACATCAACCGCTGATTCAATTGTATCAGATCAAAAAACAATATTAGAAGCTGAAGAAGAAACATCAAAAGCAAAATTAAAGCGTGAAATAAAAGAAGAAAAACAATTTCAATCTGCACAAGACAAATTAGTTGCTGCAAGGGCAAGGGCTTTAAAATTGATTGATGATTCAAATGAAGAGTTTAGCGACAATGAAGAAAAACGGTCTGAAACAAGGCGTGAAATCAATTTAGAAGGATTAAAAAAAGGATTATCTGATGAAGAAAAGTTTGCAAAAAAACGTGAAAAGACAAATATAGAATCTGACGAAAAATCAGCAGCGCAACAAACTGAAATTGCTGAAAATTTAAAAAATGCAAAATGGGATATTGCTGCGCAAGGTGTAGAAGCATTATTTACACTCAATGGCTTTAAATTCGAAAAGGAATTAAATCAACTCCAAGTTGAAAAAGACGCAAGATTAGCAAATGAAAATTTAACACAAGAAGAGAGATCAGCAATAGAAGCTGAATATACACAACGAGCAAATGAGATAAAAGCCAAACAGGCTAAAAGTGATAAACTAAATGCGTTGTTTCAGGTGGCTATAAATACAGCTATGGGAGTAACAAACGCATTATCTAAAGTAGTGACTGCTCCGTTAGTTCCTTTTATCATTGCGCAGGGAGCTATTCAAGCAGCATTAATCGCAGCGCAACCTATCCCTGAATATGCAACAGGAGTAGTTTCAACACCTGAAAGATTTATTGCCGGAGAAAAAGGGCGTGAATTAATGTATAAAAACAACGTGGCCTTCATGGTCAATGAACCTACATTATTTGATGGAAAAGAGTTTAAGGGATTTGGAATTAAATCCAATCCAGAAACTGAAAAGATAATTTCATCAGGCAGACGCTCAGAATTTGTAGGGAAGCAAATGACTGATGATAGAATAGTGTCAAAGTTAGATAGATTGATAAAAGTAAGCGAAAAACAAAAACAACCAATAAATAATAAAGGAATTGAAACCGGGTACAGATTCAAAAACGGGAAAGTTAATTTAATTAATAGGTATCGTTATGGCAATTAAGGAATGGGTAAAAGCATACATTTCAAACACCCCTCCACGGTATAAGTTCACGCTTATATCGCCTGATGGTTCTAAAGTATTAACAAACTCACCTTTAGAATGGAATAAAGGGGTTTTAGAATTTGAACGTAAAATTAAATTTGGTGGTGTTTTTATTAACTTTGCTTTGGATAACTTAACTTTTATCAAAGAAGGATATAATTTCTTAAAAGGACTAAAAGATACTTATGGAATAAATGCAACTTGTGAACTTAAAATTGAAGAGTTTAATGGTGAAGATCGCGAATATGAAGAATTTCCGGTTCGATTTGCTGTAATTTTCTCCACATGGCATGCTGTAAGGGTTGGAGATACTAAAATTCAAATAGGAGTTAATCTTACAGTCCAAAATAGTAATGAATTAGTAAACTTTGAAAATCGCAAAGGTGTTGATGTCGACTTGACTAAAACTGTCTCTATTGGAGGTTATGATATTATTGATTATCCGCATTCATTAATCGAAAGCAATCCATTAGGATATGAGATATTTAAAAAGTATATAAACTATCCAGCTACTAACTTGACAGACACTAGCCAATCAAGAACGCCAACAAGTGAAGATGGATATTTACTACCAAGACTTGCTGGGGGTGTTTCATATTGTTCAGTTCCATTAGAAACTTTATTTTCTGATTTCCCATCAGAATTAACCACAGTCCCTCACGTGGTTCAAAAAACAGATTTAAACGATATTCAATCAATCTTTGATACTGCATTGGTTAATTATGATCTTAATTTTCAATATCAGTTTGTAATTAATATCTTCGATAAAGATTCAACGAATGCATGGTCTATTAAGCTACTTGAAACTGATGCTAGTGGTGTTATTCAGAATACTAGAACTATTCAATCGTTTGGAACTACTGACGAAAGAATAATTTATGACGGTAGTTTTGATATTTCAATAACACAAGGTAATTCATTCAAGCTGGTTGTGGAGGTTCAGGATAGGGCTGATTTAGGTGCAAGTTTTTGGGATGATATAGCAGTATATAGAAGCGGTTCGTATGTTACTCTTTATACAGAGGTGTTTTTCAAGCAAACAATCGCTAATACTTCAGCCAGGACGGTAGATTGTATGCCTAAATATGAATTTTTCGAGCGTTTATGTCAACACATATTCGATTCACAATTTCCATTTTACAGTGAAAAATACGGGCGTGAAGATGTTATTTATAATTTAGATAAGGATAAATATTTAACTGAAGATCAGACAACATTTGCCGGAATACAGTCAGGGTTAAATATCAGAGGTGGTTTATTAAGAGATGAAAATATCCCATTGTCAACTAGTTTTGAAAAAGCCTTTTCAAGTATAAATGCAATGGATAATATTGGTTATACTTTTCAGGTTATCGATGGATCTAACAGGCTAAGAATAGAAGATTACGCATGGTTTTTCCAAGATGATACTGTTCTGGATTTATCAGACAGAATTAACGCGCTTGATATTGAGAGCGAAGTATTACCGGAACTTGCATATATTACTTTGAAATCAGGGTATAAAAAGTATGATTACGAAGAAAAAAACGGGCGTGGGGAATTTAATACTGAATCAATTAGAACAACCATAAATAAGGTTGACACTGAATTTGATAATGTAAGTGATATTAGAGCCGATACAATGGGCATATTAAAGCTTTTAGGTCAAGAAATAGGAACAACCGGAACAACAGACAGTAAAGGCGATAATGAGCTATTTATAACTAAGACTCAAAGGAACTTTGATGCCTGGTGGAAACCTGAAGCTGAAGAAAATATTGCGATTGAAGATAATTCATCAATTTTTGGCGATTCAACCTTTAACCTATATTATTCACCAACAAGAAATTTAATAAGACATAGCAATAAATTAGTATCAGCAATAGTATCACCATTAGTAAAGAACAAATCAAGCAAGTTCTTATTCCAAACTTCTGAAAAACTACAAACACTAAGAACAACCGGAGAGGGTTATACAATTTCAGAAAATGAAAATATATTAGTAGATAATTTAGATGATCCAATATTTGAAATTGAAGTATTTACAGTCAGAGTTAAATTAACATTTGCAGAAAGAAAATTATTAATAGCCAGCCCATTAAAAAAAATTATTTTTACAGATGATTTATCAGGCTGGTTAATGAAGTTTAGACAAGAAGTTGCCAGTGACGAGGCAGAAATATCTATAATAAAGAAATATGTTAGCTAGTTCAGTATTAAATAGCGTTACGTTTTGGGATTTGTCGGGTAACTATCCAAACAGATCAAATCGTCTTTATAACGATAAAAAAGAGGGCGGACTAACTGTTGGTAAATATTGGCAGAAGTATAATAATAGCAATACTATTTATCTTCAGTTTGAAAGTGATTCTGCAACAGTGCCAATTCTCAAAACATTTATTGCTTACGAAAAGGAATCAATAAACGGGACACTTGCTGCCACCAGAGGGACTTCTGATATTCGTTATTATTGGAATTTTGAGGTTGAAATGTCCGCAGATTATCATGATAAAATAGTGTCATTTACATTAGAGCAAGTAGGCTCTGATACATTGACGAGCGAGCCTATTTGTGTATCTGATATTTCTGAAGACATTGAAAATGGCGATATTAAGTTAATTCAATACACTAATTTTGATTTTAATGTATCTACTGATGGTCAATATATCGATTGGACTGTTTTAGACAAAATGTTTTTCTATGTGGAAAGCAGAGACGTTTATAAGCCTGATGGTAGCGTAGACATACTGGAAGATGTTGATACAAAAACAAACATTGCATCGAAGTTATATAGAGGTCAAATATTCCTGACCGGAAATATACCGTGGTATTTATGCGAAAAGATAATTGCCGCTTCTATATTAGACTTCTTTACAATAAATGAAATTCAATATAATGTTCCTGAAATTGGTGATCCAGAACCAATTGACGGTAATACTTTGATGAAAATGTCTATTGACATGACTGAGACTTATGCTGTTGGATTAAACAGTGATGATCTTGGATCTGATGGATCAGTAACACCGGAAAACATGATAGTAACAAAAAGAAATGATGAAGTAACAAGCGCAGGGTGGGAGGTTGAAAATCCTGAAGGATATATGTTGCACTCTGTATGGATTAAACATGATTCAACCAGCGCAGCAGCAATCGCAGTGGTGACCCTTGGAACTACCATAGCCGGAACAGATATAATTGATGCCGTTCAGGGCAGCATAAGCAAGGTTACTTACGTCACTAAATGGAAAATAATTCCACGACATTACTTGAAAGATCCTGATAATGCGTCAACCCTATATTTTTCCGTTGCAGGAGCAGGGGCGAAAATGAATATAATAGTTAATTTTGACACCGTAACAACAACGACATAATGAAAAAGATATTACTTATAATATTCGTATTTAGTGCATTTTTAGTTAATGCACAAACAAATCCTGATGTCGAAACAATGAAACTCAGGAATATGATTTATAATACTGCCTCAGGTAGTATTGATACTGTATTATTCGCTAATCCTGATATTTTAGGACAATTCAAGTTGAAAAACATATCTGATCCAGTGTATGCTCAGGATGCAGCAACAAAGAAATATGTAGATGATAATAATGGTGAAATTGATAATAAGTCACTCAGAAAGAATATAGCACTTACTGAATATTCTCACGCGGAAACAATTGTTGCAAGTGTTTGGACATATACTATTACAGAAGTGGGGGCAACAGGCGAATTGAAATTTAACATTAATGAAGAAGAACTAATTTATCCCGGTTCTGTTATGTCAGTAGAAATGCAAACATTTGCAGGTACAGACTTAAATCCGAAACAGGTATATGTATATGTTCAAAATGATGGTGCTGATGTACCAGAGTTGGTGGCTTCAAATACAAATCCTGACGGGGTATTAAATTGTGTTGAAGTTGCTAATTTTAAAGCTGGTACAGTTTCAGCTTCAGATGTTACTATTTATGGCGAATTTTCGTCAATAATAACGCAGCTTGAATTTGTAAATAATGCTTATCATAAATTTTGGGATGCTGGAACAGATTATTATTCTGGGATGGATGTGACTGCAATAGCAACAGATGTTTCAATTTCAGCTGGTGTTGTTAAAACGTTGTTTGAAGATGTTACAACAACATTGAAAGCGGTTATTGCGAACGGGTTGTTTTATATTAAAAGTGATGGTACATATAATAGTTTGAATAATTTTGCTTTTACTGAATATTCAACGGGTGAAGCTATTTCAGCTGATAAATTTTATTGGGTTACTCTTGGTGTAATTTCAGATGTACACACTAGTTATATAATGGCAATAGTTCAGGCTGGTGATGTTATTCCTGCTGGTAAAGAATATAAGAATATTAAGCAAGCGATGGAAAACAAATATCAAGCAATAAAAACAGCACCATCTGATCCATTTCTAAAGAATTTATTTGTGCCTAGATGTAGAATCGTAATAAAAAATGATGCAAATGATGAATTGCAAGAAGTCCCTGAAGCAGGATCAGGAATATATTTTATTGAAGAGACGGGTGATGGAAGCGGTGGTGGAGTTGTACCTACTTCTACAAATATTATTGATGGAACAGTAGAAGGACAAATGACTTTTTGGGATGCTACAAATAATGAATGGACTCCCACAGAAACAACAGAATTACTCTGGGATGATACAAATAAAAGATTAGGAATTGGAACAGCAACCCCTGACTCAACTGTACACATAGTAGGATCAGAACACATTACAACAAACTTGTTAGTTGATGGGACTTTTACAGTAGGTGGCGTTGAAATTGATGATAGTGATAATATAACCGGAGTTGATGATTTAACTGCCAATAGATTCATAAGCAATACTAATACCACGGCTGCATTTATTGGTAATAATACAGCAGGAGTGCAGGCTGCTAATTTTGAAACACGTGATGCGTCTACAAACACTGTCTTGTATCCCTTAGTTCTTGGAAGAGAAACAACAGGAACAGCAGCAAATGGAATAGGTACTGGTATTTATTTTGAGGCAGAGTCTACAACAGGTTCAACGCTACACTCAGGTAGAATAACTAATACACTGACTGATGCAACAACTGGCTCATATACATCTAAATTTTCATTATGGACACGTAATAATACAGCAATAGCCGAAAACTTTATTTTCAATGGTGCAGGAAATCAGACAAATACAGGTCTTTTGACTATTCCCTCTATAAAATTATCAACAGGAGCAGCACTAGGGAAAGTTTTAACCTCTGACGCTACTGGATTAGCTACATGGGAAACACCAGCCACGGGCATAACAGGAACAGGAACGAATGGATATATGTCTAAATGGACTAGTTCAACTACTCAGGGTAATTCAATAGTACAAGACCAGGGAATTCAAATATTGGTAAATGGAGATGTAAGAGCAGTTGGAGCATTAACTCTACTAGGTGGAACTTCTGGTTATGATGGATTTAAGGCAGCAGCAATATCAGAAAGCGCGGTATATGAACTGCCGAACACTGACGGAACAGTTAATCAGGTTATGACTACTGATGGAGCAAGGAAATTAAGCTGGGCAACTGGTGGTGTTGGGGACATGGTTTTATCTTCTGTACAATCTGTAACTGGGTTAAAGACTTTCGATAAGGATAAATTAGCAATGAAGGGAACTTCTACGGGGGTTAATACTATTTCTGTTGCTAATACTTCTGCAACATCTTACACGAATACAATTCCCGCAAAAACTGGAACATTTGCAATGACTTCTGATATTACAGGAACAGATTTATCACTATCTACTGGAACAAATGCTGTTGCAATTAATTCAAGTACGGGTACAAATGCCACAATAGGTAGTGCAACCACATCTGACGCTGGCATAATGACAAAAACTATATTTGATCAACATACAGCAAATAATGCGAAAGCAACAAACGTTTCAACTAATTTATCAGAAGGAACAGCAACTACAACCACAGTAGATGTTGATTCTTCAGATGGAACAAATGCGACATTAGTTGCTGCAAGTACGTCAAGGGCTGGTCTATTAACGAAAGCTAAGTTTGATGAAGTTGTAGTAAATACTACAAAATTAACAGCAGATGTTACAAACGTAACAGCAGCAGGGGCATTAATGGATTCAGAGGTAGATGCCGATATTAAAACTTTAGTTTTGCCAGCAAGCACAACGATAAGTACATTTGGAGCTTCATTAATAGATGATGTTGCTGCAATAAATGCGAGAAGCACTTTAGATGTTGACCAAGCCGGAACAGACAACAGTACAGCAGTAACTTTAAACGCATCTGCAACAACAGGGGGAATGAGTATCTCTACTCAGGAAATCAGTAACAGGGCGGCAACGAACGCACAAACAGGTTATATGACAGCGGCTTTAGTTGGCAATATAGAAACTAATAATGATAAAGTTACTTATCCAGGTGACCAAACAATAAGCGATGCCACAATTACATTTACTGATATTACAACTGGAAATGTTTCTTCAGCTAAACATGGATTTGCACCAAAGGGCGACGGAACTACAACTAAATTCTTAAATGCAAATGGGGCTTATTCAACTCCTGCTGGTGGTGGTGACGTTACAAAAGTAGGAACACCAGTAGACAATCAAGTTGGAGTATGGACAGGTGACGGCACACTTGAAGGTGATGCTAATTTTACATGGAGTGGAACAAAATTAGATATTACAGGATCACTTGAAACCACAGGTGCTATAATAGGTGATTATGGAAGGTTTGGAGATAATGCAACTGATATTCTTATTCAAAATGAAGCTTTGCTTTATGGAGGGGCTGGTGTTTTGACCTTTGGAAACTATGTAAAAGATGGATTTTCTAAACTACAAGGTAATACCATAAGTACTGGGACTGGTGGTTTGGAAGATTATATTACAATCGGTCAAAGTTTAGTCGCCTTTAATAAAAATGCTCAATTTGAAGCCGACTTAAAAGATATAAGTGGAGATAGTGGAACGGCTGGGCAAATACTATCATCACTTGCAGTTGGTAATGGTACGAATTGGATTGATGCTCCAATAGACGGTGTTACCAGCGTAGCAGCCGGAAATGGACTAGATTTCACAACCATTACAGGTACTGGAAGCGTTACGATGGGAACACCTTCGACAACTACCGGAACAAGTACAAATGCGGTAACAACTACAAGTCATACCCATGCAATCACAGATGCGGTTGCTGATGGTTCAACTCAGGGAGTTGCAAGCTTTACAGCCAATGATTTTAATGCAACAACTGGAAATATTAGCATAGATTACGTTAATGGTCAAAAAGCTACTAATGCACAACCGGGACTTGCAACAGCCGCACAAATTACTGCATTAGAAGCTAATAGTGATAAATTAACCGCAAATGAAACTAATGTTGTTGCTGCTTTAGATGGGGCAACAATAACAGGGGTTACCGTTGCGACTGGTGATAAAGTTATAATTCAGGATATTACAGATTCGGACAATATCAAAACAGTAACAGCGCAGTCTATTGCAGACTTAGCGACTGGCGATGTGACCTCAGTATTTACAAGAGCAGGTGCAGTAGTGGCTACAATAGGAGATTATACAGCAGCACAGGTAACCAATGCTTTTGATAAATCAACTACTAATACGGTAGCCGGAGTAACAACGTGGGATGCACTTCAGAAAATTATTAATGGAAATAAAATTGAAATAACAGGAACAGGATCATCTCCCGGTAATTATTGGAATATTGAGCATAATGCAACTCTGCTTACATTTAATCAAATGTCATCTTCAGGAGGTGCTGAAACTGAAATGATGTCATTGTCCCCTACTGGTATGTATGCGTATGGCTGGACTGATGGTATAAGAATGTCATCTTTAACAATTCATGGTACTCATTATACTGAATTAAAAGATACTACTGGTGGAGCTATGTTACGAACAATAGAAGCATCAACAACTTATGGAGGATGGAGAGTTTCACAAGGGCAAATGAGAATTGGAGATGATGGAGCAACTACAAACGTACCAACTCATACATTAGAAGTCGCTGGTGATGCATATTTTGAAGAAGATATAAAAATAGTAGAAACTGCAACCGCTGGGGAATCATTAGTTGCCGGAAACTTAGTTTATTTAAAATCTGATGGTAAGTACTGGAAAACTGATGCTGATGCGGCTGCTACTACGGATGGAGTATTATTAATAGCTTTAGCAACAATAAGTGCTGATGCTGCGGGCTTATTTCTAAAACAAGGGATTTATACAACAACAGGACTAACAGCCGGATCACCTTACTTTGTAAGCACAACAGCAGGGGCAATACTAAAAGATTCGCCAACAACAACTGATGATTTCCAACGGAAAATAGGGTTTGCATTAAGTACAACAGAATTAGAATTTAACCCTTCACCAGACTACGCAAAAGTTCAATAATATGAAAAGACGAGACTTTATAAAAAGCACAGGTGTATTGTTCGGGGTAACCGCCTTAACAGGAACATACATTTTAACTAAGGATAAAAAAATCCAAGGAGCTAGTGATATGTTTTGGAAAATTGAACCGTCAGGAACAATGACCAGAATTAAACACGGCGAAGTTTGTATTCAAATACGGTATGATTTCTTTTTAAAACCGTCTGGACTTAATTATAATAAAAGATTATTTAAGAAAACTAAAGCCGTAAAGGATGGATTTAAAGTTGACAAAACTATAAATAAAACCGTTCAAAAATACAAATACGTTCCGATTGAAGGTGAAATAGTGAACCCACCTTTTCACTGTCATTTAATCAGAGTTCCGGCACGTTTGGCAACCGATGAGTTTTTAACTGCTATGGGTAATGCTTATTTAGCAAAAGTTGCTGTATGGTACGAAAACGGAGACTATGATAAGAAAGGTCAAATAAAAATAAAAGAAACGCATAAATTTAACCATGATAAAGTTTCATCAAAAGGGCGTTTAGATACTGACGATAGAGTTAACCAAATTAAAAATAATAAATCATGGCTGTAATAACAATAGGAGCTATCAATGTTGTTGATGGGGGTACAGGCTGGAGCGCAGCAACTACGTTTATATGCCTAAGGTCATCCGCGAATGATTCTGGTGTATTGACATCTATGTCTATGTGGTTCATAGCTAGTGCCACCGGAGTTAAAATTGGGACATTTGAGAATACGGATACTTTAAAATATACAGGTAGAGATTACGAGAATATAGGCAGCGTGACAAGTGGCTCAAAGCAGACATTTACTGGCTTAGATTGCACTGTTATTGTAGGGGATTTCCTAGGAGTTTATAATACTACAGGACTCGGGGAGGCAGTGATATCAAGCGGTTTTCCCACGCATTACAAAAGTGGGGATAATATGTCGAATGGAGAACAAACTTACAGCAATATAAATAACCTTATTCTGAGTATTAATGGAACAGGTGCAACAGCAACCGCAATAGAACGTAACGGAGTAAACGTAACTGAGATAAACGGAGTAGCAGTAGTTGATTTAAACATTTAAAATCTGAGATATGAAAATAAATAAAATAACAGGGATAATAGCAGCCGCAATAATTATAATTGCAATTGGCTTAGTAGTGTATTATTTCAGAAACGGAATTTATAGTTTTTAATTGGGAAATTTATTGTAATTTAGTAAAATAAAAGGGAAGATATAAGAAATGCCACAGAACAAAGTTAGTAGTTCTTTTGATTTAGTTTTAATACTTTTATTCTTAAACTTGTTCAGGTCGATATAATGAAACTCTTTGATAATTCTGTGGTATTTTTTATAATAAATGGTTAAAATGAATACGGATGTGCGAAATAAAAGAAGAACTTAGGCAACTAGCAATAGAGCATAGAACCGCATTAAAAGATTTTAATGACTTATCACTAGAGTCAATAACTAATCTCGAAACCAGCGGGGGTGAAATATTTAAGAAAGTTGAGGCTAAAGCTGATAAAATGATTACATTTCTTCGTTTATTTGTGATATTGATATTATTAATTTTTGGAACGCCTATTAGTTATTTATTTTTAGAAGTAAGTGCAAAGCCAAATCGAAATGAAGTAATGTACAAGCATAAAGGGCTGTACCTTCACAATGAAGAAGCTGAAGTTTTTAAGAAAGCAATTGATAAGGCAGCAGATGGTGAAAAAGTAAGTGATGAAAAGTTTGCGAATGATCTGCAAAAAATAAGAGAAATATGGATTGGTGACATTAATAGAAGTGGAGATACAAAAGGAACTGAATAATGGACATAAGCAATCATATAGTAAAAATAGCCAATCAATTCATAGGACTTGAAGAATTACCGAACAACTCAGGATTTAAGGATCATGAAAAAATACGCCAATTAACCGGAATGCACCCACAAGAGTTCATGGAAACAATGGGATGGGAAAAAGGCTTTGCATGGTGTTCTTTTTTTGTTGAGGCTGTATGGAAATACGCATATACTATTTATGATTCTGGATTTCCTGTCAAATACAACAAGTTATTTAGCGGCTCAGTTGCACAGACGGAGGCAAATTTTCAATCATCTAATGATTTCATGACACACAATACCCCAAAGATAGGAAGTATCGTTATATGGCTTAAAACGGACAAGGATAGAAATTTTACTAAATTTGGACATACTGGAATACTTAAACGGTTTGACAATGACTTTTTACATACAATAGAAGGGAATACAAATGTAGTTGGGGAGAGAGAGGGTAAATTAGTTTTACCTAAAAAGCGCAAGTTTAGTTTTGAGATAAAACCAAATTCATTAGTATTAAGCAGTTTTATACACCCAATAGAGATATGAAATGGATATTAACAATAGCGAAATTCATTTGGAAAAACAAAGCTTGGACTATTCCTGCAATCCAACAAGGATATAAGTTTGCAAAACCTTATGTAATTAAAGGCTATGAAAAGGTTAAAAGATTATTCACTAAAAATAAACCTTTATCCAATACTGAAATTATTAAACCGGAAGCACCGGAATCAATTGATAAATAAATTTAAACGTTTAAAACAGCATTATTATGGAAAAAGAAAAATTAGGAGTGGAGACAATCAAGCAAGACTTAGGAATCTTTATTGATCTTGGACTCCAAGTTGCTGAAATATTAAAAGATAAAAAGGTAACTCCTGGGGAAGGAATATCGTTAGCCTTTAAAATTCCGACTGTATGGAAAGCAGCAAAATCGCTGCCTGAATTTGTAGCAGAATTGAAAGACGTTGATCCAACTGAAGCCCAGCAAATATTGGAATTCTTAGTTGAAAAGTACGGCGGATTACTTGAGAAAAAAACCGAGTAACCCCACCAGGAAAGAAACATTAAGCCAGGTTAATAGTCTGGCTTTTTTATTTCCCAAAAAATTAACTCGCTAACTTCATAGGCAAATTTTTTCAATTGTTTAAACGAAACATTTGATCCATGATACTTAATTGCTTTCTTTCCCATATTATCGAATACTGACAACTGACTAAGTTCAATTGTTCTTTTATATGGACAATGAGGTAGGATAAAAAGATTTCCATACTTATCAGCAACAATGTGTTTGAGCAATTTATATCTAAACTTTATCCTCAGATATGTATTCACCTGTAAATCTTCTGCTATGTCAATAAAATCAATCATTTTGACTATTTAGATACACATATCCCCTAGTTACCTGCAATTAATTTTTAATATTTTCCCCTTCCCTTTTCGGTTTTTCAAACCGATTTGGATTAAGTCTCGTAATTCTCTGTCGAATACACCTTCGTTATTTTTATCTGCGCTTTTTTGAATGTC